GCCAACGGATCAGTGTACCCAAGCCGGAACGGAGCTCCCACCATATCAGCCGTAAATACCGATGCCGTTGCTGACAGAGCAACATCATTCCCCGATCTTGCAGCCGGTGTGATGGTTATATCTTCATCCCCTGGTAGAGGAGACGCCCATGGTCCATCAACAAAAGACACCTCTGCTATCGTCCACGATGTGTGCCCTGTACGCGTGATCTTACGCGGTGTGTAGCTCCGGTGAAAACAATACAGCACGTCCGCTGTCTGGACGAAGTCTACGTCTGCAAGCTCGCTGGCGGACCATGGTGTGGTGATTGAGTAGGGAGAACCGCCACTCTCGACAATGCCGCCATCTTTCAGCACTCGCATCTTCTGATGCGAGAACTCAAGCATGTAAGCCTGCTCAACAGAAAACGTAAACGGCACCAGCCTGGAAGTGTAGCTCGCGCTGTAGGCAGCGCCGACATACTTAGTCCCGGCTCTATTGCTCGCACCCCCATAAGGATGCACAATCATGTTCTTCAGGATCTCGGCGCCTGAATCATACTCTTTCAGGTCTACCCGACCATACAGCGCCGGAGTCACCTCTCCGGCGGCGAATGATGGCTTGAACAACTGAGGCATTACTTTCTCGCTTTTTCAAAATCACTGATGACATCCCGGGTCACAGCTTCCTCTTCCGCATCGGCTGAAGTAGCCGACAGAATATAGGCGCTATAGACCTGCAAAAGGCCTTCAGTTCGTTTCTGACTTTTAGTGATGGGTAGACTAAGGTCGGATGCAAGCTTCCAGCTGAGAGCCGTCACAAATGAGATATCGTAGGCTGATGTGGCGTCAAGCCTGACAGTATAGACAAGATAAGCTTCTGGTTCATTGGTCACAATCATCTTGCTCTTCTTGTCAGACTTCATCACGACTTTGAAGTCAATTGGAGGCGCGCTGTCATCTGCCTGCCAGATACGACGAACCTTCAAGCAGTCAGCCGGATAGCTGTAAGCGTAAGCATACCCAGGGTGAGACTCTCCAGACAGCAGCGCAGCGGCCACTGTGTACTCGGCGAACCCCCAGTCGTGATCGCGCAGCACGAAATCACGCGCTGCGTCGAAAAGGTTTTTACAGTGCTGCCCGATGACAGATGTCTCACCAAAGGTTGATATGCTCTTCGTTCCCAGGTGAGACAGCGCCATGTTGCAGATCTCTGTCTTAGTGTACGCCATTGCTTACTCCAGGATGCTATCCCTCGCAGGCTTGAGGGTCATGGTGCTTTGATTGAACCCCGGCCACGCGGCCTGAACGTCCTGACGCTTAACCTGAAAGCCGAGTATGGCCTCCACCGCGATCATTGCAGGCTCGCCCTTGGCGGTCCAATGATCTTTATCGTTTGGATCGAGCTGAGCGAGAGCCTCTTTGATCCGCATATGCAGCTGAGCGTTATCGTCGTACCCAGCGTTTACATCAGCCTCTTTGTCCGCTCCCAGAAGGGTAAAATGGGCAGGTACTTTCTCTCCCGGGCGGGCTGTGTAGATCTTACCGTCACCTGGACGCCATCGCCTGCCTGCGTGAAAGCACTCTGTCGTGCATCTGTACTTATCGTCCGCCATCTTAAACTCCAGTATGGTTTATGAAGGAGGGCCGAGGCCCTCCCTTGTTAGATCAGGCAACAGGCGCTACGCGCCAGCAGGCCAGATGTTGGGGTCGTCGGGTGCGTCGCCAACCAGCCCGGCAGTGATCTTACCGGCAGATGTGGTTTCCGTCCCGATGGTGTAGGTGAGCTTCGCGTACTGCTTCATGCCTTTCGGCAAAGACCGCAGTTTGAACTTATACCCTGCCACCAGAGTCGCGATCGCGATGGCGCCAGAGTCCCAATCCGTCTGCGGAGACGCACCGAAAGCTTCGTCGGAGTCGGAGATCAGCTTCACCTGCAGTGTGGCCGAGCCCGTAGAGGCAAGAGCCGTTGTAACCTGGATCAGCACGTTCTTGGGTTCACCTTCACCAGCGTAGGCGTTACCCAGATCGAGCACGTTAGTGGAAGTAACGGTGGACGCTGTCGCAGCGACGCTCTGATCGTTACTCCACATTCCGCTTTCAGGGCCTTCCAGAATCATAGTTTCTCCTATAGGAAGGTTTGTTGTTATGCGTGGCCAAAGGCCGCGCTGGGTTTCACCGACTCTTACGAGAAGGCTACAGCTGATTCCGTGTTCAGAATCTGATCCACACGGTGAATCGGAATACCACGGAACTTGTAGATCGGCTCACCATGAGGCCCTTCCCGATAGGTAACATTCATGTTGGACTGACCCAGGGTTTGCAGATCGAGATAGGTCATGACCGTCTCGTTGCAGTAGAAAATCGGCTTGCACGCTTTCAGATTCGGGATCTTGTGCATCGCCAAGATCATCTTCTTGATCAGATTGACACCCGTGCTCGGCGTACCGTCATCGGCCACCAGGGCAGACACGTCGATGTTGCAGATCCGCACAGCGTATCTCCAGTCAGCGACTGCCAGACCGATATCCCAATAGAACCGGGACTTGTAGGCCATGTAGGTATTGCCGTTGTCATCGGTCATCTCAACCAGCCCTTGATCGCGCATGCGCAATCCGAGCGGGGTTCCCTGGGGATGGATACCGAAGATCTTTCCATCGCCCCAGCCGACAAGCCATACGGACGTGTTGTCGGACCCGGTTCCGCCACCGTTGATCATGTTGTTTCCAGACTGAGCGGAATACAGGCTGTACCGGGGAGTCAGACCAGTGATCTGCTCGGGATCAGTTTTTTCGTTGGAGTATATGAAAGCCCCTGCAGCTTCCTGAGCCATGCCCTCGATGTGGGGCTTGTCTTCACTCCAGCGAACCGAGGCTTTGTTACCGCCAAGGACCATGATCCGCTCGTCCACAGCACTCACGGCTTCCAACATACCGCAGGTGTCGTCCACTTGCACTTTCTTGGACTTGGTCTGCGCCACGCCATAGTTCAGCCGCCGCCATGTGGGCTGCGGAATTCCAGACCGAATACTGTGACGATGCCCGGTGACGAGGTTTCCTTCCTTGAACACTGCATCCGATACGATTTCGTTTACTTCATCGAGAGCTTCCACGATGGTGGCCACGCTCCCGTCGGGGTCCAGTCCACTCCGATAGTCATTCAGGGTGTAGACTGTTGTTCCTATTGTCGCCATCTTTTTCTCCTTTTGATGGTTTCAGCGACAGGTCTATTTATGACCTGACTTGCTGTACATATTGCTACCAGAGGAGGATTTCGGAGCCGGTTGCCCCTGGACCAGCGTGTCCTCACTCACAGCACCACCAACTCGAGCCAGGAAGCGGCGAATGGCCGGATTATACTTCAACCGACCGACCTCCAAGACCTCTGCAAACTTCCCGTCGATATCAAAGCGATTCAGCGCACGCTGCCCGTAGGCTGCGGCCTCAACCTGTTTCGCCCCTCCGATCTCTGGATCCTGCAGAATCTCTGTCTTCCAACTCTTCTCCTGATTCGTGATGAGGAGCTCTTGCGCCTCCACGTTACGGGAGATCATGCCTGATGCTATGTCAATGACACCCTGCGCAGCTTCTTGCGGCAGCTTATACTTTTTCGCAAGCGGAATGAACGCATCCAGCGCAGCTTTGTCCATACTCTGTCCTTCCGGCAGTTTGAAGTCTTTGTACACCACCTCGTCGCCACCCGTCTTCTCGCCTGCGCCTTCTGCAACCACCGGCTCAATCACCGGATCTGGGGCTATGGGCTCGATCGTCGTGGGTTTGTCGTCAGGCTTAACCTCTGGCGCAGTCGACGTCGGCTCGGGCTGTCCGGTCGCGTTCCCTGCATCGGTGTCTCCTTGATCAACTGACATGTCAGCGTACATCGGCACTTCATTCGACAGCGCACCATCTACGGGTTTATTTGTTTGAGCCGCAGACTCGGTTGCAACGTCACCCATTCTTTTCCTCCATATCTATCTTGATTAAAAAAGGCACAAGCTCTTCGGGCTTCATCATTCCTCGCGCCACAAGCTCTGCCATGTCGGATTGAAGACCCAGCAGCACCGATCTTCGTCCCTCGTTTCGCGCGAACTGCGAGTTGTTGTTGCTCCACGTCGTTTCGTAGGTGAAGCAGTCACTCATCAATCCGCGCAGTACTAAACACCCTTCCGGCGTCAACAGTATCTTCCGTAGGGCGGACAGATACCTCAGCCTCAGCAGTTCCTCAACCTGATTCGCTTTCTGCAGACCATCTTCGTCAGTCACTACCAGTTTATCTTCCAGGCTCATCACATACCCCCTAAGCCGCTAAGCACGTTTTGCATGGTGTCTGCCTGCCCTGGATCCATGGCTGACAGATCCTTGACGGATGCGGCTGTTCTCTCCAGGGTCTCAGCCTGCTGCGCGATTTGCTTGGCTTTGGCGCGCTGATTGCGAATGCGTTTGACCTCTTCATCCGTACGGATCAGCTCAACCGGCAGTCCCTTCATGTCAGCGTATTGATCCATGGTCTTGTCTTCATCCAACTTGTCGAGAATATCCGGCTTCCATTGCGCCACCACGCCAGCGAACTGATATGCCTCCTCGATCGATGCAGTGCCCAGCATCTTCTGCGCTTGAGCCAGCGGTGAGATGTACTCGACCTCAAACTGCTGGTCCTCGAGCTCCAGGGGCAGTGGCGGCAGCAGGCCTGCTTCATCCAGCAGGAAGTAGGCTCTGTCAATGATCTTATCGAGGAACTCCGGCTGCAGCCTCTCTATCACGGGCCCCAGGAGGCTGAGCTTCTCTTCGTGCTTTTTGATGATCTCTGTGGCTGTGCGGTTCGGATCGTCGGCATTGATCAACATCTTGAACAGATCCGTGTACAGCCCCTCTCTGATGTCCTGACGCACTTGCGCGGCCTTCATCTCGGCATCACGGATTGAGAGGTTGACTTGATTGATGGGTGTGATCTGCTCGTTGCTGTTCTTGCCGCCCACGTAGTTGGCGCCGCCCGGCAGAAGGCGCAGCACCTTGTTCTTCATGGACGCAGGTACATTCATGGCCGGATCAATCTGTTTGTCGATAGCCTTTAAGATCTTGCTCTCCATCTTCTGCAGCATCCTGACGTCTGGCAGCACATCCATACCCGGGCCCATGCCATACACATCAGAACTCGTCACGTCCCAGCGCGGGACCATAAACGGGAACATCACGAAACCCGACTCTCTGAGAAAGCCATCGTCGTTGTTCTCGTACAGGTAGTAGTCAGACGTGAATGCCATGTTCCGGTTGTCCAGCATCCCGTACTCCCTGTCGTTGTTGGGCGCCACAGCGTGCACGACCTTAAACCAGCTGTTCTGCTTGTTTTTCTCCAGGGCCTGCTCAATAGCTCTGAACTGCTTAGCTCGCTCGCCAAACTCCTGATACACGCCCCTGGCGGTCATCTGAAACACACGATAAAGCGTGTCCACATCGCGCTCGGCGTTGGTAGCGACGAAGTATTCACCTGCGGTGAATGCCATGGAGTTGATGATCTTCTTCGGGCTGGGGAGCATCACCATGGCTGCCGTGGCGAAGCTCAGGATCTCCTTGTACACGGCATAGGTAGCCACATAGAAGTTAGATCCAGCGAAGTACGCACTCATGATCTGCCGGACCTCTTCCAGGTAAGACTTGACTGGGGCAAACTTAGCCAGCTCCCGATTTGAGAGAGTAAGCCGGAACCAAGGCTTTGCCGGGGAGGAGAGTCCGTGCTGCATGCCTGCAGCGGACGTCCGCAAAGCCTGGGTTCCGGCACTGTTCAGGATGAAATCGTTGCGCTTACCACCGTCGTTCGGCTTAGTGTCACGGTTCAGAAAGCGTCCTTTCCTGGGCAGTATGTACTCGGAGATCTCCTGATAATGCTCCTGCCAGCTGTCGAACTCCTCCATCAGCTGGTCCAGCACCATCTTGTGATCCGCTAATCTTTCGTGTTCTGCTTTTGTTTTCATTATGACCCGAAAAGTGATTTAGTCATCAAAGGAGCTCCACCGACAACACCGCGCCCACCTGTAGCAATCGCTGCCCTCCGGCCCGTACGCGCTGATGATTGCTCTAGCAGACGCGTTCTCGCAGCCCTGATCGCTTCGATCTCAGCGTCCGCGTCGACTACCGGAGGCGTCGGAGGCTCGACAATATCCTCATCCTCCTCGTCGTCTTCCGTGTCTTCCGTATCTTCATCATCTCCGGCGGTATCGTCAGCCGCTCCATCTCCAGCACCCGCACCATCTCCTGCGCCTGCGCCTGCGCCTGCGCCATCCCCCGGACCCGGATCTGCTGCCGATGGACCTGCTCCGTCTGTGCTGCTCGAGGTTGAGCCTGATTCGCTCGTGGCCACATTCGCTTCGCCGATACTGGTTGCGTCTACGTCTGAGCCGCCACTTGAAGCGCTTGAAGAGCTCGACGAAGAGGCCACCCCGCCTATGACAGCGCCTATGACAGCGCCCATCGGGCCCGCTACGGCCGCTCCCACACTTGCTCCCGCTGAAGCTCCATCTCCGCACATATCTACCCCGCGAATGGTCTGTATTCGTTAGCTTCCTTCTGCCTCTGCTCCCGGATGCACTCATGAAGCTCTGCAAAAGGATCGTAGTAATCAACTCCCTGCTGCCGGATGCCAGTAGGTATCTCGTCTTTTGGCTCGGGAAACACCGCACTCAGCTTGTCATCAAGGATTCTCGCCACACAGTCAAGTGAATCATCATGTGTTGTCGCGGGGAAACTCTCATACTGGTTGACAAACATCTTAGTGGCGCATTGGGTTTTCCCTTCGTAGTCAACAAAGATGGACTGCACGGGCAGGAAGATCCTATGATACTCAAACAGAGGCACCAGCCTGCCGATGCGGTCTTCTTTAGGCATTCCTCCGCCGAGCGGCGTGATCTCAAAACGATAGTGCTCCCGTTCCATTCGATCTTCGATGTGCTCGATGTCAGCCTGGGCCCCGTACTCTTCATAGCCCACCCCCTGTGGTCTGTACTTTCGATGCAGCTCGAACAGCTTGTCAGCCCTCTGGGTGAGCGACATCCTGTCGTTCACGCCCGCTATCAGGTAATAATTCATGTCCTCTGCCAGCCCGATCACCCACAAGCAGGTGTAGTCACTCGTCTTCTTTCTCTTAGACGCCGGATCCACCACGATGTAGCGATTCATCAACCCCCAGTTATCAGGCACCCAGTACCGCAGCCATTCAACATGGAAAGACTGCAGTGCGTCGGCCTTGGGATCGAGCAGGATCTGACACGCGAAAGTATACGCACCCATTTTTCTGCGCTTTTCTTCCATCAGCTCTTCGGTGAAGTACACAGACGGGCTGTTCCTTCGGCCATCTATCGTGCCGGGATGCTTCCGCACAATCGCGGCCTCGCGCTTCTCGATCTCACGATATGGATCATTCAGCTTGTACTTCGTACCGACGTACCGCTCTATGTTGGCTCTACCGTAGCGAGGACAGATCCTGTCACTGCCGAGGTTCAGTGACAGCTCCCAGCGGTCGATTGACTTCAGTATCATGTCAGCGCTGGTCACGTTCTTCTCATCAATGATATCGTCGTAGACCCTTACGTGATAGTGGTTCCCAGTAGGCAGAGCATCTGTCAACCCGTGCGCTTCGACGGTTGATTCCTTAGGATTCGTCTTCCTGCGAACCACGATGCCATAGTCCAGGGACCAGCGAGGTGCTTCCTTCTCGGGTTGCTGATACAGGATGTCTGGGAACAAGTCCTTCAGCAGCTGATTGTGCTGCAGCTCTTCTTTAATCTGGTTCAGAAAGTCTTTCGCGAGCGGTCTGGCGAAGGAGAGGATGGCTATTGTGATCTCTGGATCCCAGAGAATGTCCTGGATGGTGTATGCGAAGGTGATTATGGTGGACTTGCGATGCTCCCTGGCCCACAGGTCGAGATATCCGTTCGGATTCGCCTGAAACTCTCTGCAGCGCGCCCACAGCCAATCATGCTGTATGTCATGCCGCTTGAGCACACGAGTCAGCAGAAAGAACAGATCTCTCTTGGCAAGCGTGCGCATCACCGAATACAGAGCCCCTGGGCCCTCCCATTCGGCATCGAACAGCAGCTTGTTGTAGAAGTCGTTCTGCTCTTTGCGGCTATTAATTGCCATACTCTTCGTCCAGCACCTGTTGAATCGACGCAGGGATGGCCTTCTCGAACTTGAAGGCCTTATCGCCCGGGTTCAGATCAACCTTGAGGTTGTGAGTCGTATAGCCCTTGATGTCAGCTAACAGCTTGAGCACGTCCTTCGCGGAGCGCACATCAGGTTCCCGGTAGCCAACCTGCTTGTAAGACTCGGTCTCTTTATCCCACATCATCACCGCGCCCTCTTCGGACGAATACTCATACAGATCCCATAGAGCCCCAAGGATTAAGTCTTTGTCGATGTGCTCTTCGGCCATCCGCAAATGTCGGGTGACTGAGATGGATGCCATGAAGGCTGGATTAGATTTTAGGCGAGCTGCTGCGGTTGCCGGGTTTGAATACCCCGCTTTCCTGGTTGCTTCCTTCCAATCCATGTCCGGATCGGAGACCAGCAACCTCTTGACCATCCGCTGTTGTTTCGTGAGTGCCATCGATCCTCCCGCTGTTGCCAGAATGATAGCACACACTTATGAGATACTGTCAAATCACCTCAAGGGCCGACCGTATCGCTGGCGCATCCAATTCGCTATCAACAGCGCGTCAGCCCTGCCGTGGTGCTTCTTCAGCTTGAGTGGAGCGCCAGGAAACATGTTCCTCGCGATGGGGAGAGCAGGCTTGTCAGACTTCTTTTCCTTCTTCGGCATGTTATAGCTGGACATCCATATGTTGGGAGAGACCAGCTCATACTCAATACCCAGCCCAGCGAGCAGGCCCTGCCACATGCCGAAATTGGTTCCGAAATCGAAGTTGGCAGAACCCTTCTGGCTCTTCATATAGACATCGCCAGACACACGATCCCGGGTGAGGTAGCTCATAGCATGGACAGCTTCCAAACCGGCCTTGTCGATGTCATATAGCATCATCCAGATGGCTAATTGCTCCCGCATCTCGTGGAGCCCTTCCCAGTCGCGAACATCAATCTCGAATCCACACATTAAAGCCACCGCCCCGGGTGATGTCTTCGACGCGCCTGGATCGATCCCCAGGTAGGCTCTATGTATCACCTGACCCTCCTCGGAGCTGTCTGCTCCACGCGCCCGCCGCTCTTCAGTATGACACCTCCCAGCAGTAGAGGGATTGCCTTTGTGTCGCATCTGCAGACCTCGATGCCTGAGCGCACCGTATTGACAGTAATCAGCACATCATCTCGGTGAATCACCACCACACCATCCTCGATCGAAACATCTTCGATGCTGAAGCCATCGTTGTCGCGTTTTTCATTTTTTCCTTCCATTTTCGCACTCCTTTCGCAAAATTTTCGCAGTTTGTTCGCGGAGGTTTGTACCAAGTGTGGGTCTAAAGACCCCCACCTTGGTACGCACAAACCTTTTTTTTCCGATCATTTTTTTTTGTACCAACCCATTGCTACCCGTCGCACTTACGCGCTCTAAGGCCCTCGCGGAGGCTGTACCAACCCATTATTTTTGGGCATATAAGCTAAGTACTACTTCATGGGGTTGGTACGCGCAACATTTTGTACCAGACCCATTGACTCTGTCGCGACCTCTTCGCGACCCTCTTTTTCTACCCATTTTTCACCCACCAATTTCTCCAGTTTTTGGAGTCGTTTTTCGAGTCTTTCAAACTCATCCACCATAGCAGCACCCATCTTGATAACCGAAACAATCACACCCTGGCCTGCTAGACTGCACTCCATCTGGTAGCCGCGATCCTGGATGAACTTCTCGACGCGCGCTACGCGCTCGTAATGCTTCTGTTCGTCGTACCGCTGCTGGGCGCTGCGGCCCAGCAGATCAACGATATTACCATTCATTCTGTTTTCTCCTTCGTATAGGGTTCAATCAGATATATGTCAGGGCAGCGGCACTGCAGCCCGTGACACATGATATACACTGCACCTCCATCACCGTGACAGACGAAAGGCTGGGGATCCGGCGTGTAGGTAGACAGTCCCACTGCCGTGACGAACAGCAGGACATAGTACAGAACGGTGACTAACATGGCTTACTCCACTTAATCGAACAAGTCGTCATGTTCATCCTCCTCTTCTGGATCTTCAATAGCTTTCAGATAGGGAGCGAAATACTCGCGCCCGGGTTCAGTAATATTGCCTTTGCGGCTGAACCAGCCATTCCGCTTGCCGTACTTCAGCGCGTTGGAAATGGTAGTTTTCGGGATGCCAGTACTCTCATGCACCTCTTTGTTGCTAAGCCCCTGGGCCAGCAGCAGCAGGATCTCGAGCCTGGAATCCACGTTCGGCTGGGTCCATTCCCATTCAACGTATTCACCTTCGTTGAGCTGGAAGCGGTAGCCAACCATCTTCTGCAGTTGCCTGCGGTTGAATTGTCGAGTCTTGTTGAACACAACCTCGAAGCAGGCACCGTCCTCAATCTTGTAGCCGAGCGGAGCTTTTAGAGAAATCTGCAGATCGGTATTGTCTTCACGGTGCGACGTGCCGCGCTGGTTTCCCTGCTTGTTGTTGTGGTGGATTAGAACCGTAGTGATGCCGAGGTGACGCAGGTACAGACACCAGTCATTAACAGCATCCCAGGCCATCTTGTCGTTCTCATCGGATCCAGATGATGTTGACGCGAGGTTGTCAAGCACCCAGAACTTGATATCGAGACCGACAAGCACCTTCGTCATCGCATCCCGACACTTCTTGTCATTCAGATTGAACTGCTTCATGCCCTTCTCATGCAGCATGGCGCCGGACAGGAACTTGAAGTTCTCTGGTGGTTTCTCACCCCGGCAGAGCTGATTGATCCTCTCCTGCTGATCCACACCGGCCATCTCCGCTTCGAAGTACAGCGTACGGACAGATTTCAGTGTGTCCCAGGGACCGAAGTTGCGACCGGATGCGACAGCAAATGTCATCGTCAGCCCGAACCACGTCTTGCCCACGCCGCGATCACCCGTCAGCAGAATAAAACATGGCTGTAGCAGCCAGGGATCGACCAATGTTTCTTTCTTCGGGAAGCGGAAGCTCTGGAAGTCATCGATCCCGCAGACTGCAGACAGGTAGTCGTATGAGCTGCTGATCTTCTCCTGCTTTTCCGGGGTGATGATGCCTGGGAGGGTTGGATCGATCTCAGTGACGGGCTGAAAGAAGTTCTCGACAGCCTTGGCGCCTGCCGGATCCTGTGAGTATTTGTATGCATTTGCCACTATCTGCGCCAGCTCCTCATCTGACCATGGTGGCTTGCATCGCTCATTCCAGAGGCCGCTCATCAGATCAAACGCCATGTCCTGGGAGATGCCAAGGTCACGCACGGCGCACGCTGTCTTGTACGTCGTATCGTTGCCGCCTTCGAACTCCACTGCGATGTCAGCGCTGTGAAGTAGATAATCCGACACCCACATGATATTATCCTCTTGGTCGAGCTCAATCACATCAATGTGTCGGTTCGGATCTTTCCGTCCAGGCTGGTTTACGATATGCCCGTAAACTTCGGGAAGTTCCGGTGGCGGATCGTCGCACTCCACAACATAGTCACCGTGTTTGCCCACGCTGCCAGGAGCTACGACGAATCCGCCAACCGACTTGACATCGATTCCGTTGCCTAGTTTGTTTTTCGAAGACGCGTAGGCTCCGTATGTGTAGTAGTGCAGCCCGCCCGAGTGTGTCCGGACTGTGAATCCTTTCGGCAGCGGCTCACCGATTTTCTCTTCGAGCTCCGCCAAGGCTGTTACACCGTCTTTTCCATCCCTCACATCCAGATCGAAAACACAGAGTCTGCTTTTTCCGCAGTTGATACCCCAGTTGCATCCAGGAAATCGTTTCCGTAATTTTTCAAACTCATCCAGACTGGAAGCGTATTCGCTCCCCCATTTCACTAACGGTCGCTTTGTGCCCACTGCTACGGGAAAGACACGTGCGCCGAAGTGAGTGATCATGTATCGGACGGGTTCTAGTTTCGGAAATTTTCGCTTTTTATCAGCCACGTTTCCGGCTCCGGAAAAGTGGGTGATCGGTCGTCGTAGCAAACGCCCACTCCTCTACAATAATGATGGGTAGTCCCGCATATCTGAGCTCTCCGCGCTGCGAGCGCTTTTCAATCGTGTATTTGAGCGCAGATCCAGGTTCCATATCGTGGATCAAGCGCTGGCCGCACTGTTTTTCCAGCACGTAGAACTCTTCTTTCGTCAACTCGATGTGTTTGGGCAGTCGGTTGCTGTTAGACTGCAATTCCTTGTCAATCTGCTCTTTGAGCGTGTTTTCGTGGTACGTGATTTTCATCTGTTTTCTCCTCCAGGTGTTTGTTAGCGCAGGGTTTCGGTACTCCTGGCAGGATACTTTCTCCGAAACGCTATATCAAGTACTTTTTTACTATAATTTTAATTCGCTGTTAATTCATGTGTTTGGCGTTTCTAAAAAGTAGATTAACGGGTTTTTATTGATTTGTGTCAACTTTTGATATGTTTTGGGGGCTTGACAGAGTTTTCCGATAAGCTTACTTTCTACCTTAGTTAGTTAGTAGTAAAGGGTTCACAAGGATTCAAGACATAAAGATTTAAGGTTCACCCGGGAAAAACGGAGTCGCCTCTCCGCCCGGGTTACAGAGTGCCCTACGGGGCAGATGGCGGACCGGCAGGGGCAAGGGCCCCTGGTGAAGGCTAGGCAAGCGATAAAAGGGAGGTTCTCGACTGTGGCCACCTCCCCGACCACGGGATCATCGTTTCGCCGAATTGCAGACGCAATGTCTATAGTGGGCATTGCAGAGCGTACGGGTTGTCCGTGCGTTCTGTTCGGCCCACTAATTAATCCTAACTGGAGATTAAGATGAAAA